TTAGGCAATCTTGAATGGCAAGAAAGCGTACCGTCACTTACAGGAACAAATAGTAATCCTACATTAAATGCAGGTGATACATTTGGTATAACATTAGCAGGTGACTTCCCAGCAGAGGTAGTATTCGCTACTATCACAGTTCCTGGTCTAGGACAAAACACAGTAGAAGGTGTGGCAGCAGAGATCAACAATCTCAACTGGCACGGTATATCTGCATCTGTGAATAGCTCAGGTCGTTTAGAAATATTCTCTGGTAATAGTCTAGGTATTAATATCCAAACAGGCACCGGAACAGTACTAAGTGACATAGGTATAGCCGCAGGCATTAAGTATCCTCCTGTTGTATTTTGGGGCAACTCAGCCCAGATGCCATTATGGGGCGCAGGACAGCAGGCTCCTCATCCAACTGGTTCAGTATGGATGAAAGTTGGTTCATCTGGAAATGGATTAGTACCAGTATTGAAGGAATACGATGCAGTCGCACAAGGCTGGAGTACATTAAATGTGTTCTTAGCACCCGGAGACAATACAGCAATTAATAGTTTAGATTCCACAGGTGGTCAAGCTATCCCAGCTGGTACAATATATGGTCAGTATTCTTTTAATGCTCAAGAAACTTCTTCTCCGGTTTATTATTGGAAGCGTGTAGCAACAGGTCCAACTGTTGTCACAGGTACTAACACTGCACCAAGTTTCGATACAGGTCCATATACTGCTAGCGTGTATATCACTACACCTAACAGCAGTGGTTGGACTGGTCCATACGCATTCAGCCTAGCAGACAACACATTTGCAGAAGAGTTTGTAGAAGCATGGCAATTAGCAAATATTCCTTATACTACTGCAACTATAGGAACAGATGGTTCAATACAGATCACTCATACATTGGGCGGTAGCATACGTATTGATGACATCGATCCTGCAACAGGCTTAAGCAATGGCTTACTAGAAGAAGCAGGATTCGTTTCTAGTGTGACAGACGGCTGTAAATTAGGTGATTTCGTAACTGTAAACTTAACATTAGCTGAAGACAGCACTTCAGGCGGTGGCTCAGGTGCACAGGTTACTATCGAGTATATAGCTCATCAATACAATGTTAAATCTATCGCAGCAGCAGGCACAGGTTATGCAGTAGGTGATACATTGACATACTTAGGTTCTAACTTAGGCGGTGTTGATGGTACTAACGATGCGATCTTTATAGTAGGCTCGGTAAACGGATCAGGTGGCATCACAAGTGTCACTATATCAACTAATTCTGACTTACCTGCATACAAGTACGAAACAATGTTGAGTAATTGGGTTGAGTTTGAGTTCACCGCTAATGAGGGTGCTCCGACTGAGATTCCTGATAGCGGAACTAATTGGTTCTACAGTGTAGCAGATGAAGTTGATGTCATGGTAAATACGTCAGCAGGTTGGAAGGGATATCGTAATGTAAATTATAACGCTAACGGTTTCCCACTACCAAGTGGATCAAACACTACTGATCCAAACGGTCCAATCGTGAGCGCAAGTGAGCCAACTACTCAGAGTGATGGTACAGCACTTGCATACGGTGATCTATGGATCGACACAAGAGACTTAGAAAACTATCCAGTAATTCTACGTTGGCAGATGGTCGACGGTGAGGATAGATGGGTATTGATCGATAATACTGATCAAACATCAAGCAATGGCGTGTTATTCGCTGATGCACGTTGGTCAAGTGATCAAAACACTATCAACCCAGCAAACGATCCGATCCCAACAATCAAGTCATTGTTGACAAGTAATAATCTTGATTTAGACGCTCCAAGTGCAAGTTTATATCCAGTAGGTATGTTGTTGTTCAATACACGTAGAAGTGGTTATAATGTCAAGCAGTGGAGAACTAACTATTTCAATAGCTTGAGTTTCCCTGACGAGACATTGCCAACAATTCGTAGCACATGGGTATCAGCAAGCGGATTGCAATCAAACGGTGCTCCTTACATGGGTCGCAAGGCTCAGAGAGCTATGGTTGTTCAAGCTATGCGTTCAGTAGTAGATACAAATACTGCTATACGTGATGAAGATAACTTCTTCAACTTGATGGCTGCTCCTAACTATCCAGAACTACAGCCTAACTTAGTGGTATTGAATAATGATCGCGGTGAAACAGGTTACATCTTAGGTGACACTCCAATGGGTCTACCAGAAGATGCAACAGCAATTCAAGCATGGGCAACTAATGCAGCCGGTGCAACAAGCACAGGTGAAGAAGGTTGTGTAACACGCAACACTTATCTTGGCTTGTTCTATCCAAGCGGTATCGCATTAGATTTGAGTGGTAACGAAGTTGCAGTTCCAGCATCACACATGATGTTGCGTACATTCTTGCGTAACGATACAGTCGCTTATCCTTGGTTAGCGGCAGCAGGTACTCGTCGTGGTATCATCGATAACGCATTGAACATCGGTTATCTAGATCGTGTAACTGGTGAATTCCAAGTCATCAAGACACGCATCGGTATCCGTGATGTACTATACATCAACTTCATCAACCCACTAGTGTTCTTCACTGGCAACGGCTTGTTGAACTATGGTAACAAGACATCATTCAATAGTCAAAGCGCATTGGATCGTACAAACGTAGCAAGACTTGTTGCGTACATCCGTCGTCAATTGACTATCGCTGCAAGACCATTCGTATTCGAACCTAATGATCAGTTGACTCGTCAGCAGATCAGCGGTGTTGTAGAATCATTGTTTGTTGACCTTGTAGCAAAACGAGGCATCTATGACTACTTGGTAGTCTGTGATGAATCAAACAACACTCCTGCTAGAATAGATCGCAACGAATTGTGGATCGATGTTGCAGTTGAGCCTGTCAAGGCTGCTGAATTCATCTATATCCCAGTTCGTATCTTGAACACAGGTGAGTTGTCAGGAGCGTAATAAAAGACGAAAGAGAGCCTCGCAAGGGGCTCTCAAAGATTGATAAATACTATAAAGTAGGAGATTTTTAACATGGCAACAGCCTCACAATCATTGTTCAACATGACAGTAGCATCTGATAATGCCGGAGGCAATCAGGGCCTGTTGATGCCAAAACTACAGTATCGCTTCAGAGTTAACTTTTTAAACTTTGGTGTTGATGCCGCAGGTGGTCTAGCATTAACTAAGCAAGTCGTTGATATCGCAAGACCGCAGATTCAGTTCCAAGAAATTACACTTCCTGTTTACAACTCAACATTGTATCTAGCAGGTAAATATTCATGGCAGCCAATCACTGTTAACATCCGTGATGATGCTTCAGGTACTGTAGCAAAAGCAGTTGGTCAGCAAGTACAGAAGCAATTAGACTTTGTTGAGCAGGCATCTGCTGCAACAGGTCAAGACTATAAGTTCCAGACAAACATCGAAGTATTAGACGGTGGTAATGGTACTAGTGCCCCTGTAGTTTTAGAAGCATGGGAAATATATGGTTGCTTCATTCAGACAGTTAACTATAATACTTTGAACTACGCTACTAACGATCCAGTAACGATTTCATTGACATTACGTTATGATAACGCAATCAATTCACCACTATCTTCAGGTGTTGGTGCAAGTATTGGAAGAATCCTAACAGGCGACAGCGTAACTGGTATCGGCGCAGCGACCTAATAGTTAAGGTCTCCTGTATATGTCAGGGTTTTTTCAAAATCTACTTAAGGACGCTGCCGGAGCTTTCTTCGGCAGCGATTACCTTAGAGATTACACTCACGCAAGTAAAACATTTAGGACGAACAGTTATCAAAACGCTCCTAAATACAAATTCATATTTCATACTTACTTCAGCATTAATCCTGAAGCATGGCCAGGTAGTGTTGATAAGAACATAGGTATATTAGTTAAAGACGTTAAGTTACCTGGCTATAATTTTAATACTACACAACTCAATCAATATAATCGTAAAAGAATAGTTCAAACTAAGATAAGATACGAACCAGTCAATATCACGTTCCATGATGATAACGACAATTTGATTAACAGAATGTGGTTCAATTATTATACATACTATTATGCTGATGCTACTAAACCTACCGTGTTTCTAGGTAAGCGAGGAGCAGTACCTCCTAATGACGGTAACGCTAATTCTCCGCAAGCAACAAATGCCGATTATAATATCACTAATATCTACGAAGATAGCATCAGCGGTGATGATAACTGGGGTTATATAGGCGAAACAGCTATACCTAAGTTTGGTCATAAGGTTCCTTTCTTTAAAAATATAACGATATTTGGTTTCAATCAACACAGTTTCACAGCATATAC